AATCGCTGAACCAGAAGGAGCACCACATAATGTTTGATAACAAAAATTAAACATCATATGTACTGCAAAAGTAACCTCGTGAGCCATTATACGACGAACTAAATTATCTTCTGATGATTCATGCATTGTGTACCATTCGTTAATAATATCAAATGCTGCTAAAACAACTTTTGACATAAGACGAGGACCAAATTTAGAATAATCCCCACATCCAAAATGAGAAGAATTTGAAAGTAAAATGTTGACCATTTTGGTCCATTCTAAAGAATCAACATTCATACCAATTGCAGAATTCACTTTAAATCTAGCTTCTTGATAACCTATCATGAAATCACTAAAATATTGTTTAAATTGAATTGTAAAATCTGCTGGAGAAATAGAAAAAATTCTGGGCTGAATCTTTTCTGCTGGAACTTTAATATCTTTCAAACAATCAGTAAAAACTGTTATTGGAATAATATTATCTCTGCGCAATTTTTCTTTTGCATCCATAACCTGCGTCAAAAACGGATGAACACTGTTAAGCTTATAACCTGTTTCAGTAACATCTAAATCAAATAACCAGCTCTTATCTTGAGCGCCTTCAGGTCTAAAACGTGTGAAAGGAAAACCTTCACTAGTGTCAAATTCTAAGGCATTATAAAGTTGGTTTTCCTCAATTCCTACTATCGCTTCTTTAACTGTTAACTTTCCAACAGTTTGACGTTGAGGTTTAACAAATGATAAAATATTACTTCTAACATTATCAACAGCATACTCCAATAAATCGTCATCAAATTCCAAAGGTGGATTAACATGATGTTGACATCCAATAACCATTGGTGAACCAACAGCTCTACTATCTCTTGGAGACAACAAAGGAAAGTCATAATGTGACTCACAAATCTCGTTATAACACTCACTATGTCTTTGTTTCGATTTTGGTGGTGGACGATGCGCAAAAACTGGAGCAACAGTACCCAATGGCAAATAATTTCCATATAAATCTGCTGTGGGCATACCTTGTGGATCTATAATAACTTCAGAACTGCCAATATCAACATGACTTAAATCAGCGCTTATGATATCTGCATCAATTTCATCCAATGCAATTTCAAAAGTTTCACGAGATAATAAATCAGAATACCCAGTTCTATCGTCTCTTGTTCCAGCAATATGAAACCCAATAATAGGAGAAGATACATTAGCGTCAGAAACAAGTACACTACCGCACATACCAATTGAACCAATATTATACTCATAATAATTAAAAACACGAGTAATAGCATTACAGCCATTCATTGGAGGAA